CTCGCAAGGATCGCTCGCAATGGCACAAGCCCCTTTCCCCATCGTCCCCGCGCTCGTCGCCATCGCGATTGACTATGCGGGGATCAATCGCACCGCGCGCGGCTACATCGCCGACGCCGTCGCCCCGCGTATGCCGGTCGACGCTCCGGATTTCCGCTATCCGTCCTACCGGATCGAGGATGCGTTCACGGTCTATGATAACCAGATCGACCGCCTCGGCCGACTGAACGAAATCACGGACAGCGCGACCGAAGAGACCGGTTCGGTCAAGGATTACGGCATTCTCAAGAAGGTGCCGTTCCGTGACGAAGCGGCGGCCCGCGCCGGATCGATGCCAATGACCCTCAAGGCCCGCGCGGTGCGACAGGTCATTGACGTCAACCAGCTCAACCGCGAAATCCGCGTCGCGGCGCTGGCGATGAGCGCGAGCAGCTATCTACCGGCATATGTCATCGACAAGGCATCGGTCGGGGCGCGGTGGAGCGACTATGCCAATTCGGACCCGGTCGCCGACGTGCGCAAGGCCCGCCTTGGGATGCTCGTCCGTCCGAACGTCGGCGTCACCGATGAGACGACCATGGACGTCCTGTCGCGGCATCCCAAGCTCGCGATTGCGATCGGCGGCCAGCCCGATTCCGGCCGCATCCTGTCGAACGCGGAAATCGCCCGCGCTCTCGGGCTGGACCGGATCGAGGTCGGATCGACCCTCAAGCAGACGTCGAAGCGGGGGCAGAACCTCGTTACGTCGTCGGTGTGGCCGAGCCATTTCGCCATGCACTATCAGGGTCCGATGACCCCGACCGGCGAAGGGCTGGACAACGGCGGGACGAATTTCCTCGCGACCTTCACATGGGGCGGCATCGTGTCGGGCGAAAACCCGTATCGGCCCGGCGAAATGGGCCTGTGGGGCGGGTACGGCGTCTTTACCGGCGAGAGCCTCGTCGAGAAGCGTGTTGCGCCGTTCGCCGGCTTCCTGTTTCAGAATGTGGTTGCCGCGTCCTGATCCGACCGGAGCGAGGTCTATGGGAAATCCCATGGACCTCGCCGAGGATGGGACTAGGAAGGAATTTCGATATGGGTGACGCACCGACCCCGCTCTATGCGCAGTTCGATGGCGATGACGTTGACGGCAAGCGCTACAAGCTCGGCGAGCCGCTCGCGGACAGCGCCGATGCCGGAACGCGGCTGTATCCGACCACGACCGGACGGTTCGGCGGCTCGCGACCGGCCAACGCCTTTACGCCGCCGGTCGCCAGCGACAAGCCGGTCGGCGACATGACGCGAGACGAGCTTGTCGAGACGATCCTCGCCGCCGGCTCGAAGCGCCTCGACACGATGGGCGAGGATGAATTGCGCGACCTCGTCGAGCGGGATCGCAGCAAGGCCGACCAGCCGGCCGACGAAGGTGACGGCGATGACAAGGGCGACGAGCTGACCGGCGACGAAGGCGGGGCCGGCGACCAGTCGGGCGCGGGCGATACCGACAACGCCGAATACGAGGCGCTCAAGGACAAGCCGCTCGGCCAGATGAAAACCGCCGAGCTGGAAATCGTCGCCAAGGCCGAGGGCGTCGACCTCGCCGACGCGGACACGAACCCGAAGCGGGTCGCCGCGATCCAGACGAAGCGCGACGCGCCGACCGCCTGACACGCGGCCCCGCCGCCGAACAATACCGGGGCCGCTCGATTATCGGGCGGCCCTTTTCGTTGAAAGGACCGATATGTTCCGCCACCTCCTCGCCCTCGCCGCGCTCGTTTGTGCCACCGCTGCGCAGGCGCAAACCGTTCCCTACACCTTCCCGAACGTCGTCAACCCGGACGGGGTGCAACGCGGATCGCAGCCGGTATTCCCGCTCAATCTGACGACGCCAATCGCGGACGGGTCCGGCACCGTGACGACCGCCGGGACGTCGCAACAGGTATTCGCCGCGAACAACGCCCGGCTCCTCCTCATCTGTCAGAACCCTATCGGCGCTCCCGGCCCGCTCTACGTCAACCTCGGCGCGGCGGCATCGGCGACCGGGTCGTCGATCGAGCTGGCGGCCGGCGGAACGATGACGCTCGTCGGGGTCGGAACGCCGACGTCGAGCGTAACTGTCACGTCCGGCACGGCCGGGCATCGGTTCGTTTGCAAGCAACGGTGACGCCATGACCCGCTATTTCCTCGCCGCCCTATCCATCCTCGCCGCCAGCCCGGCCGCCGCGCAGATCGTCAACCCGGTCGCCGACCCCGCGCTCAAGGCCGACGTGACGGACGCCAAGCGCAAGGCCGATGACGCCGCCGCCGCCGCCGCTGTAGCAGCCGCGCAGGCCGCGACGGCGTGCCAGCCCGGCGCGACCACCCCGCCAGCCGAGGCAATCGGGGGATGGGCGGGCAGCGGCTCCGCGTGTCGCCTCGCCAATTCGGTGCAGCCCCGCATAACCCGCGCCGCGATCGTCGCCACCAATGCGAGCGGTACGGCGGCGGTGACATGGCCCGCTATGCCGGCCGTGCCGGTCGTCCTACCGATCGCGATCCTCCCGACGTCGACCTCCCAGCCGATCGACTGTTTCCCCATCGCCGGCACGATCACGACGACCGGCGCGTCGATCAAATGCTACACCGCGCAGACGGTAACGGTTTCGATCCTCGGCGCGGTCGTCGCGCCTTTCACCACGGCGGCGGCGGGTGTATCCGTCCAAGTCGTCGCCATCCCGACCAGCTAAGGGGCTGAATTATGCGCGCAGTTCTCATGTTTGACGAAACCATCGGCGGCAAATCGTTCGTTGCCGGGACCCCTATTTCCGCCACGACCGACAACGCCGATACGCTCGACGCTCTCGTCATGCTCAACCGCGCTTTCACCGTTGCGGAGACCAGCGTCTCGCCGGGGCAGGATAACGTACAACTCGCGGTCGCTGACCAGCGGGTCCGCCGTCCTTTCCGTGGCGTATCCCTGTCGAACGGGATCATCGCCGCGAACGCGCCAGCCGGAACCGCGCTTGCGATGATCGCGTCAAATGACCCCGAGGCCGCGACGCTGATCGATAATGCCGGCGGCAAGATCGGTATCTCCGGTCGATACCTGATCGCGACCGCTATCCCGATCCTTCCCGGCGACAGTCTATCGGTACGGGTCGGAATCGGCAACGTGACGCGCACGTTCGAGCTTGTCGCGTCGCGGACGCCCTTTGTCCCCGCCCCCGCCCCGATCATCGTCACGAACCTCAAGCCGTCGCTGATTGCGAAGTTCGCGGATGCTTATCGCAAAAAGGAGCGGAACCTCATCGTCGCGGTCATCGGGCCATCAACCTCGGCAGGGCAGACCCTCAACGGCGGCAATGCCCAAGCCGTCAACTCATGGCCGATGAAGTGCGCGGCGCTGTTGCAGTCGCAGGGCATCCCAGCCGGCGCGGGGAATTGGTTCGGCGACCAAGGGCGGTATGGCCTTGGCGGCGACATTTCCGGCGTCATCGGCGGTGACGGACGGCTCGCCGCGACCGGAGCCACGAACCGCGCCGGAGCGGACAGCGCGGGCGGTAATCCCATCGCCTTTACCGGTGCGGGTACGCTGACTTTCACCCCGCAACACGCGGTGACCAAATTCGATATCTTCTATCGAAACAGCGGGGCAGCGGGTCAGATTACGGCGGCGGTCGATGGCGGGGCGACAACCGCCATAACGGCGGCAAACACGACCCCGAATCTGCGCAAAGTGACGATCGATGCCGGAGCGGCCGGCATTCATGCGCTTGGGCTGTCGTGGGTGTCGGGGACTGTGTTCGTCATCGGTGCGAATGGCTATGACGATACGAACGGACGTCGGGAAATCACTTTCTACAAATGGGGTATCAGCGGCGCGACGACCTCCCGTTTCCTTCTCGACGCGAACGGCATCGGCAACCTTTCCTTTACGAATTTCGTCGGCCCCGATGCGATCGTCATTGATGATTACCCCATCAACGATTGGCGCGGGTCTATCTCGCTCGCAACGGCTCGCGCCAACACGATCGCCGCCGTGCAGCAAGCTAAGGCGATTACACCGCTCGTCATCATGACGACGCCGCTTTTCGATGGCGGCAGCAATGGCCTTGTGGCGCAACAAGACGCCTACGCGGCGATGATCGCGTCGGTTGCGTCGGAATATGACTGCGTTCTCGTCGACAAACGGGCGGCTTGGACATCCTATGCCTTCTCCAACGCCGCCGGGCGGTACAGCGACAGCGTACACCCGACCGCCGCCGGGTACGATTTCACCGCCTTCCTCATGAGCTATGTTTTCCGGCTCATCATTGCGATGATCGGATAACAAATGGCCTATCTCACCGTACCCGATTACGTCCGCCGGTTCGGCGAGCGCGAAACCATCCTCCTCACCAACGAGGCGGCCCCCATCGCGGGGGCCGCTCCGGTCTACGATCCGGTGAAGGTCGAGGAGCAAATCTCCGACGCGGGCGACGTCGTCGACAGCTATGTCGGCAAGCGATACGCCACGCCGCTGCAATCCGTCCCTACGATTGTCCGGGGATGGGTGGCGGCGCTGGCGCGGTACAAGCTGGCAGTCGCAACCGGGCGCGTAAATGACGCGATCAAAGAGGAGGCAGACCGGACCTATCGCCAGCTCGAACAGCTCGCGGCGGGCCGGATCGATATCCCGGTGCCGGAGGGTAGCGCCGCGCCCGCGCCGACCTCGCCCGGCGGGGCGCAGTCGAGCGGGGATCGGGTCCCGTCCATGTTCGGCGGCGGGGTCCTCGACAGCTACACGAACCCGCTTGCCGGCTATCCGTCCGCTTGCTGGAAAGCCGGCGGCTGATCCATGGCGCGCGGGTTCGCTACCACGATCGCGGTCGAGGGCCTTGAGAAGGCGCTCACCGCGCTTCGCCGCATCCGCGACCTTGGCGGCGATATCATCCCGTTCCTTGAGGACGCGCGCGGAATCCTCGTCGCGTCGACCCTTGAGCGGTTCCGCACCGGACGCGGACCGGGCGGCATTCCGTGGAAGCCGACGAAGCGCCAGCGCGCGAACGCGGTCGGCGAGCGCGGCCCGAACCGCGAGGCGATTCTAGTCCGGACCGGCGACCTCCGGGGATCGATCCGGGGCGTCGTGGGCGCGAATTACGTCGAGGTCGGATCGGACGGCCTGAAAGACCCGGTCAAGGCGCTCGCGAACCAATTCGGGTCGCACCGGCAAACCGTCGTGGTCCGGCACCGCCGCCGGCAGACCATGGCGTTCGGCGCTCCGCTCGAACCGCCGCGCGACGTGCTTGTTCGCGGGCATGGTCGGATCACCAATCTCCCGGCTCGCCCATTCGTCGGGGTGGACGACACCGACAAGGCCGAGATACGGCAGGCGTGGCAAGAGCGGATCATAAGGACATTCGGCAAATGAGCGACCCTCTCGACTTCGGCCTCGACCTTGACGACGTCGCCGATCGGCTGACCGGCATGAGCTATTTCGCGTCGGTGCAAGGGATCATGGACGCATCGGAGGCGCTCGACGAGACCATGCCAGCGGTGCCGCCGGCCGCCTTCCTCGGGATAGCATCGGAGACCGCCGCGCCGAATAAATTCCTCGGCGGCGCTGGCGGCCATCGCCAGCGCGTCGCGGTTCGGCTGGCGGTCCTGTTCGTGGAGGCGACCAGCCGGTTCGACCGCAAGGGCGACAAGGCCATCGACCGGACCCGCAAAGGCATTACCCGAATGCTGATAGGCTGGCGGCCCAAGGGGTGCGAGATTGCGCTCGACTATGCCGGCTATCGCGTGGTCCGGATCGGTGATGGCCTCGTATGGGGTGAGGTGTCGTTCGACACGGCCTACCACATCGACACGGCCGCCTAGAGTTCGGCCTTCCAAGCCCTCGGCCTGCCCCGTATTGTCGCCCTCGACTTTTACGAGGAGCGCACCCCAATGGACGCAAAGACCGAGCCGAGCGGACACGACGTCGTCACCGCCCCGCCGAAAACCGACGACGCCGGCATCGTGCAGTACGGCCAATTCCCGCTCAATCACCGGATGCGCGCCGAGGCGATGGCGCGGGCCGGCGTCACGACCGACGAAATGGGCCTGATCGGTGACGACCTCATCGCCGAGACCGTCGACCGCCTCAAGGTCGAGGATGAGGAGGCCGCCGCCAAGGTCGAAGCGGCCGAGCGCGCCAAGCCCTCGCTTCGCTGGACGAAAGACCAGCTTGCCGAATATGCCGGCAAGAATGGCGTCGTTTTCGAGACCGACGCCAACAAGGATACCATTCTCGCCGCGATCGAAGCGGCCCCGAAGAAGGAGGCTTGAGCCATGCCCGGCGCAGACAAGGACTGGAATTCGAAGCTCATCCTTTTCAAGACGGAGGTGACGGAGGGCGTGGACGCGGGGCCGGGACAGGTCGCCGACGCCTACAAGGTCCTCAATTATCAGCCGACGTTCATGGACGCGGATGGCAAGGTCCGACAGGTCGAAAAGGCGTTTTTCGGCGCTGATCCGACCGCCATGTCGAATTTCAAGCGCGGCTGTTCTTTCGATATGGAAATGCACGGGGGCGGCACCGCCACGACCCCGCCGCCGTGGATGCAGATGCTCCGCTATTGCGGGTTCGGCGCTCCCGTCGTGGGCGCGTCGTCGGTCGTCATCAACCCGACGACGTCCGGCATCCTGTCGGCGACCGGCTGGAATTACATCGACGACCTCCTCCTCAAGATGCTCGGGACGCGCGGCGGTGTCGGATTCACGTTCGAGGACGATGACTATCCGCGCTTCTCGTTCAACATGCTCGGCCGCCCGCCGGAGAATTTGGCGGAGCAATCCGCGCCGCCGGCCCTCATCCCGGCCGGGTATCTGACCCCGAAAATCGCGTCGACCGAGGAATCCTCGTTCCTCTACGGCGGCTATGCTCATGCGCTCCGGCGCTGGACGATGAGCGACAACGCGCAGCTCTCGCTCAAGAGCTACATAAACCCGCAGGACCGTATCAAATACTCGAACCGGTCGTGGAGCGGCGAAATCGTCATCAAGATTCCTGACCTCACCGTCGCCAACCCCTTCGGCAATATCCGATCGGGTGCGACGCTCCCGGCACAGGCGATCCACGGCACCGCCGCCGGCAATATCGTGCAGATCGATTCCCCGGCGCTACAGGTGACGGGCAACGTCACGCTGTCGGAGGAGGACGGTGATACGCTCGGAACATTCCCGGTGACGGCGCTTCCGGTGAATGGTA